TTAAAAATGTTTACCTTATTGAGTTTGATAATGTTTCCGGGATTACAGAATCAGCGGGAACGGCCTCAGCGATTGCAAAAGCAAACAACGGAAGATTTTACAAATACAACCTGGAAGCAAACGTGGGCGAGTGGAACGAGGAGTATAATGATAACCGGGAAAATGGTACATCATTCCACAAGCAGACTTTAGATTTTGTTCTAAATAAAATGCAGGCAATGTGGAGCCAGGAAATTAAACTACTTGCTCAGCATCGTATTTTAGCCGTTGTGGAAGATCGTAATTCAAAGTATTGGCTTTTGGGTCAAACAGATGGATTAATGAGGGCTGGTGGAAAAGCTGGATCAGGCAAGGCCAGAGGTGATCGTAACGGATATGAACTTAAATTTGAATGTGAACAATACGCCACGGCTATTGAGGTTTCCAGTGGTATAATATCAGGCTTAACTACTCCGTAATGGCTAAGGCAGCGAAGAAAAAAGAAACAGAGGAAATTAAATCTGTTGACGTTTCCGGGCTTAATCAACTGGCCGATGATATGCAGGCAAAAGTACAGGCCGCAACATCAGTAAGTGAAAGGCAGGAATATGTTGACCGGTTACGCAAATTAATTTCAGATTTGTCATAATTGTCGGTTCGTAAGTAATAAAGCCCCCTTTTCAGGGGGTTTTTCTTTTAAATGGAACGAAAACGCCTTTTTCTCATATTAAGATATGTTACTGTTTACTTTTGGCCAGACGGAGGAAATGATAGTTACGCTGAATGAAAAGCGGACTTTATCATCCGGGTATTACTTATTCGTATTTAAGAACGTAACGACAAAAGACCTAGAGATAATAGACCTACACCTGTAACACCTACAACTCCTACACCTGTAGCACCTCCGTCTTACCCAGGTATTACTTCAACACCATATACACCTTTTGTACAAGGTGGTATCGCCACTTTAAGGAGAAGATAATGAGACATTCACGTGGTATGGGCGCAATAAAAAAGACTAAGATACCTAGTGCTACTGAGAATACTATGCCTAAAGGCGTAGTTAAAAAACGTCGTGACAACACAGACTTTACTCAGTTTAAAGAAGGTGGTCCTGTAGGACTTTATGCAAACATGAATGCTAGAAAGAAAAAAGGCATATCACGTCCTAAATCAAAATCTACAATTGCACCTAAAGCTTATGCAAACATGAAAGCTGGATTTCCTAAAGGGAAAAAATAATGGCAGATTTAACCACAGGACAGACAAGTTTTAATTTAGATTTAAATAATCTTGTTGAAGATGCATTTGAACGTTGCGGACAAGAGTTACGTACTGGATACGATTTAAGAACTGCAAGACGTTCACTTAATATTATGACTGCTGAATGGGCAAATCGAGGTCTTAATTTATGGACGATTGAACCTGGTCAAATTACAATGAATCAAAATCAAATTATGTATGCGTTACCTGTAGACACAGTTGATTTGCTTGACATGGTGACACGTACTGGAACAGGGCAGAACCAACAAGACATTAATATTAACCGTATTTCTGAATCAACTTATATTACGATTCCTACTAAGAATGCAACCGGCAGACCTATTCAAGTATGGATTAATAGACAAAGTGGTCAAATAAATCCTACTACAATACTTTTAGATGAAACATTAACTGCTACAGCTTCTACTGCAGCAAACCCAGAAACTATTACTTTAACTTCAACTGTAGGTTTAGCACAGTTTGGTTTTGTAAATATTGGTAATGAAACTATTCAATATGGTGGTATAGACGGTAATGATATAACAGGTTGTATAAGAGCTGTTAATAATTCTACATTAGAACCTCATGCTATTGGTGCTAAGATTTATGTAAATAATTTACCTACTGTTAATGTATGGCCAACACCTGAACAAAGTAATTTTTACCAATTTGTATATTATAGATTAAGACGCATTCAAGACGCAGGTAACGGTGTTAACGTAGAAGACATTCCGTTTAGATTTATACCTGCTATGGTTGCAGGGGTAGCCTATTATATGAGTATGAAATTACCTAATGTAGATCCTACTAGAATTCAAATGTTAAAAGCTGACTATGAACAACAATTTCAATTAGCAGCTGACGAGGATAGAGAAAAGGCAAGCGTTAGGTTTGTACCTCGTGAAATGTTTTACCACGGGTAATTAAATGCCAAGTAAATACGCTAGTGCCAAGAATTCCATTGCCCAGTGTGATCGCTGTGGTTTTAGATATAAGTTAAAACAACTTAAAAGATTGGTTATAAAGACCAAAAATGTTAATATACTGGTATGTCCTGAATGTTGGGAACCGGATCAGCCACAATTAAGTTTAGGCTTATATCCAGTTAACGATCCTCAGGCGGTTAGAAATCCAAGACCTGACTTAGGGTATTACCAATCTGGTTTAAATGGATTGCAAACTATTGCTCAAACAGGTCCGTTACAAAGAGAAACAGGTGTGCCTTTATTAGGTAGCCGAGTTATTCAATGGGGATGGAATCCTGTGGGCGGTTCAAGATTAAACGATGCTGGATTAACGCCTAATGATCTAGTGGGAATAGGTAATGTAGGCACAGTAACAGTATCAACAACATAAGGAGAAATAACATGGCATTCAGAAAAGCAGCGGATGGTATTACTAAACAAGGTAAAACTAAAGGTCGTAACTTAGGTGACGACGGCGCTACAGTAGCTATTCAAAACGGTCCAAAATCAAGTGGTAGCAAAGGTGGTAAAACTAATGCTGACATGAAAACTATGGGTCGCGGTATGGCTAAAGTTGCAGCACAAAAAAAGGGGTAATAAAATGGCTAAAAATGACTTTCCAAAACCAACACCAGCGGAATCATTTCCACTAGGTCACGCTAAAGAAAACAAAGATGCAAGTGCCTATACAGGATTTAAATATCCATCAGGCGGTACTGGCAGCGATATTGGCATATATAAACAACCAATGCCTAACCCAAATAGTACTGATATACATTTCAGTCAAGATCCTAATAAATTAAGATCACAGCAAATTAGTAAGCAAACAGGTGTCCAACGTGTAAGCGTAGGTGATCCTACTCGTCCTGCTAAGACTGAAGGTATTACTATTCGTGGTTGCGGCGCAGCTACTAAAGGTACTAAAGCTAGAGGTCCGATGGCGTAATGAACTACACGCAGCTAGTTGATGAAATACAAAGTTATGTAGAAAATACGTTTCAGACAACGGATATAGACACGTTTATAACCCAAGCCGAACAACGTATTTATAACTCGGTGCAACTTCCTGCGCTTAGAAAGAACGTAACAGGCTCTCTTACTACAGGTAATAAATATTTAGCTATGCCTAGTGATTGGCTTGCTACATTTAGTTTGGCAGTGATTAATGCAGATAATGAATACTTATATCTTTTAAACAAAGATGTAAACTTTATTAGGCAGTCTTACCCAGATACAGATTCTGATTATTATGGTGAACCTGCATATTATGCGGTATTTGATAGTACTACATTTATTGTAGGACCTACTCCAGATGCTTCGTATGCTGCGGAACTTCATTATTTTTATTATCCAGAGTCCATTACTACTGCTGGCACATCTTGGTTAGGCGATAACTTTAGTTCTACATTGTTATATGGCTCATTATTAGAAGCTTATACCTACATGAAGGGCGAACAAGACATTATTAATCAATACCAAAAACGATATGATGAAGCTATGATTCTATTGAAACAACTAGCTGATGGCAAAGATAGACAAGATGCTTATCGTTCAGGTCAAGTAAGGTACCCAGTTAGATGATCTTAGGACAAGCACTGACCACAACCTTTAAGGTAAACTTATTAAAAGGTTTAGAGAATTTTTACACGGGGTCACCTTATACATATAAAATAGCCTTGTATAATGCGGTAGCTACTTTAAATAGCGAAACAACTGCATATACAACGCAAGACGAAATTACAGGTACTGGCTATATAGCGGGGGGTAAAGTTTTAGCTCCTACCGTAGGTAGTGATCCTAGTAATAACACGGCTTATGTTACGTTTGCTAATGTAACTTGGAGCCCTGCAAGCTTTACGACTGCTGGCGCTTTAATATATAATAGCACTACAAATGCATCAGTCGCAGTACTAAATTTTGGTGGTCAAAAAACAGCCACTACAACATTTACAATAGAATTCCCTTCAGCAACTTCAACCACTGCTGTAATACGAATTAACTAAAGGAGTAATTATGAGCAACATAGACAAATTTGGAATGGGCGACTCAGTTGATGCGTCTGTGACAAGAAATGCTGGATCAAATGATGAGTTTGGTCTTAACGGCGTCTATACATTTACATGCTACGATCAAGACGGCAATGTTAAATGGGAAGACGATTTTGAAAATTTAACAACAAACGTAGGTCGTCAAAGCTTACTAAATTCTTATTTTGCTAACACAGGTGGCGGCGCAGTTGTTATGGGTCTTATGACTAATAATGCTGTACCAGCATCTATTCCAGCTTATACAGATACACAAGCATCTCATGCTGGTTGGTTTGAAGCAGGTTCTGCAAATGCACCTACATATTCTGGTACAAGAAAAACACCAGCGTTTAGTACTGCAACAAATGCTAACCCATCAGTATTAACTACATCAGCAGCGGTAGTATTCTCAATGACTGGTTCTGGTACTGTAACAGGTGCATTTATTAATATTGGTGGTTCATCAGCGATTGATAACACAACAGGTACATTGTTCTCTGCAGGTAACTTTACAGCAGGTTCTAAAACTGTAACATCAGGCGACACAATTAACGTAACATATACTTTATCAGCTTCGGGCTAAGGAGTCTTAAATGGCTCTAGTGGTCTATGATCGAGTCCAGGAAACGACGACTACATCAGGTACGGGTTCTGTAACCTTACTTGGTGCAGTCAGCGGATTCCAATCGTTTGCTGTTGTTGGAAATAGCAATACTACCTATTACACTATTACAGATGGTGCTCAATGGGAAGTAGGTATTGGTACATATTCAACATCTGGTCCTACGTTAGCACGTACTACAGTATTATCTAATTCAAATGGTAATACATCACCTATTACTCTATCAGGTGGTTTAGCTCAAGTCTTTGTTACTTATACTGCTGAAAAATCAGTCAATCTAGATGCTTCTGGTAATGTTACTCCTTTAGGTACCATTGCGTCTGGCACTTGGCAAGGAACTACGGTTGGAGTTTCTTACGGCGGTACAGGTGTAACAGCTTCTTCTGGTGTTAATAGCGTCGTATTACGCGATAGTAATGGTAATACCCAGATTAATAATATGATCCCTGGGTGGACTTCAACTGTTTCTGCAGCGGGCACTACAATATTAACTGTAGCTTCAAGTTATTATCAAAGACTTACAGGATCTACAACTCAAACATTTCAACTACCTGATGCTACAACATTAGTTACGGGTACAACATTTTTATTTGATAATGATTCTAGTGCCAATTTATACATCACTAATAATGGTGGTGGCGCAATTGATACTGTAGCTGCGGGTGGATATGCCACTGTATTCTTAGAATCAAGTAGTACTACTAATGGTGTATGGGGTAGATTTGGTTCATTACCTAGTGAAGTTAATTGGGGTACAACATCTGCTGATTTAGGTAATGCTACAATTACTAATGCTACTTGGAACGGTACTACAATTGCTACAGGTTATGGTGGTACAGGACTTACAGCATTTACTAATGGCGGTGCTTTATATGCAACATCAACATCATCATTAACTAGTGGCACACTTCCTGTTGCATCAGGCGGTACAGCAGCTACTACGTTTACAGCTAATGGTATTTTATATGGTAACGGCACATCTGCATTAGGTGTAACATCTGCAGGTACTACAGGACAAGTTCTTTTAGCTAATACAAGTGGCGCTCCTACATGGGGATCAGTACCTTCTTCAGGTGCAGTTACAACATTCCAAACATCGTTAAATGGACTAACACCAAGTACAGCTACAGCAGGCGCTGTAACATTAGCAGGAACTTTAGGTCCCGTATCAGGCGGTACAGGATTATCTGCTTATACTACGGGTGATATTATTTATGCTTCAGCTACGAACACATTAGCTGCATTAGCAGATGTAGCAACAGGTAATGCTTTAATTTCAGGTGGTGTTACTACAGCTCCTTCATGGGGTAAAATTGGTTTAACTACACATGTATCAGGTACACTTCCAGTAGCTAATGGCGGTACAGGTGCTACTTCACAAACAGCTTATGGTGTTTTAACTGGAGGTACTACTTCTACTGGAGCTTTCCAATCAGTAGCTTCTGTAGGAACAAGTGGTCAAGTTCTAACATCTAATGGCGCTAGTGCATTACCTACATTCCAAACAGTAAGTGCGGGTCTCACTGTAACTAATGATACAACTACAGCTACAGCGTTATACCCAACATTTACAAGTGCTACATCAGGTTCTATATCAGGTATCAGCGTTACAAGTAGTAAGTTTACTTTTGTGCCAACTACTGGTTCTTTAACAGCGCCACAAACTGTGGCATCAAATGGTTTAGTTGTAAATAGTAATACAGTAAGTGCAAGTTATAGTATTCCAAGTGGATCAAGTGCTACAAGTACAGGTCCTATGACTATAAGTAGCGGAGTTGCTGTGACTGTACCTACTGGATCTAGGTGGGTAGTGTTATAACATGTTTGGGCTATCGACCTTTGCCCAAGCTCCGTTTGCTTCATTAGGTGGTACAAAATATGATGTAGCAGTAGACGAGAGTTATAGTTTAAGTGATGTGTATGCTATATCAAAAATAGATTATGCTGGGATAGTTGATGACACTATTGCATTAACTGATGATGTACCAAACCAATTTAATTTCTATTTTAATACTGACGAAGCATTTAATATAGATGCTATAGCAGACGGAACATGGGATACATATGCTGCTAACGATGAAAGTTTAGCTCTTACTACAGAAGAATATGGTGCATGGGGTACGAGTTCATCACTCGCTGAAACATTTAGTATAAGCGAAGCAGTATCTTCTATAGTTACATTTTTAGCAGACCGCGAAGAAGCTGCTACGTTAACTACAACTGAAAGTGCTGGAGCTACATTTGTAGGCTTAGATGAAGAACTTGTTTATTTAACTACGACCGAAGAAGTACAAGTAGGGTTTGCTGGTTTAACTGAAGAAGCAGTTACCTTAACAGATACCGCAGCAGCACAAGGTGACTTCGTAGGCGCAGTTGATGAAAGTACGACTTTAGCTGACGAATATATTGGTAATGCTGATTACTTTGATTCAATAACTGAAGCGTTTGCTTTATCTGATGAATATGTAGGTGGCTTTGGTTTCTACGCTGATGTAGATGAAACAGTAGACCTAACCGATGTTTATAGTGGTATTCGCATGGTTTATGCAACAGTAACTGATACAACAGGATTTACAGATACATATGTAGCGGTAGGTAATTTTAACCCAACAGTAGCTGAACTAATAACTATTATGGATATGGTTTGCGTTGCAGGCTGGTTCATAATAGATGATTCTCAAACAGCTAGCTGGGTTGATGTTAATACGGCTCAAACAGCAAATTGGGGCTCAATACCTACTACGGTACCATGTAGTTAATGTATAATACAGAAATATAAAAGGACGATTTTATGGCAAGTACCTATAGTGATTTAAAAATAGAACTTATCGGGACTGGTGAGCAATCAGGTACCTGGGGCACCACTACGAATACCAATTTAAGTACGGCATTAAGTGAAGCTATTACAGGTTCTGCTGATGTTGCCTTCTCAAGTGCAGACGTTACTTTAACCCTTACTAATACCAATGGAGCTCAAACTGCTCGTAACTTAAGACTTAATCTCACAGGTACTTCAGGCGGCGCTCGTAACTTAATCCTAGGTTCAGGCTGTCAAATTGAGAAATTCTATCTTATTAACAATGGCTTAGCAGACGCTGTTACAGTAAAAAATACATCAGGTACAGGTACTGTAGTTCCTGCTGGTACTGCGATGTTAGTCTTTAATAACGGCACTAACGTTGTTAATCCTCTTACTTATGTTACAGGTACTATTGTTACAAGTTCAGCTACAATCACAGGCGGTACGATTAATAATACAGCCATCGGTGGAAGTACTGCAGCAGCAGGCGCATTTACTACATTAGCAGCTTCAGGTACTTTAGGTGTCACAGGGGCTACAACTTTAACTAGCGCAACCCTATCTACCGACTTAGCTGTTAACGGAAACACTACACTTGGTAATGCTTCATCTGATACAATAACACT